GCTTTTCCCTATTTGTTTTTTTTTTTTTTTTTTTTTATAGATGTCTTTGTAATAGCTAAAAAGCATGTTAGCTTCATGTCCATGCATAAAGCACTTGATCATAGACCACACTTCTAGAAGAGAAGGCGCCTACAAGTACACTAAATATACATGAAATGTTGATTATTAAAGTCACAGTAATCAGAATGTGTTGCTGGATAATGTTGCTCCAGGCAATGACATGAGTCGGGAAGACATTCCACGATTAAGCAATTGGTTATTTGCATTTTCACGGTTAGTTGTTCTTTCTTCACTAGCACGCAAGCGGGACAATCCCTGATCATACCCATAATTCGTTTCCCCCATCATTTTGGTGAAATCAAATTGGTTTGCTTGCATTTCTTTATTGAAATCAAACATGTTGCCTTGCATACCTTCTTCATGTTCGAATTGTTTAGATTGTTTTAACAATTCGTGTTTTTGGTTTTGCATGTTTTGCATGCCTTGACCAATACCCTGCATCATACCGCCTCCAAGGCCTAAAAGCATTGAGGCGTTAGCGCGTACGGGTTCTTCCGGCACTACTGTAAAGTACGATACCGGGTTTGTCACGTCAATTGGTGATTCATAAACTTTATTATTTCTAATAAAATCCGAGCTGGTACGTGAGAACCAAGTGAATACATTTGTAGTCACAAACTCGTTAGTTCGTTCCACAACTCCCAAATTTGATATTGCTATCTGAGATGTGCTATATGGCATCACTTTGCTAGGATTAATGGATTCTGTGTTTACCACAAATAATCCATATTCCTGCAAGTAACGCACAATAGCAATGTTGCGTACTGATATTGTATCAAGCAAAGTAAATTGCAGAACTTTGGTAAGAGGTAAATCTCTAGCCAGATTCTGGAAATACCGCTGCACGATACTATTGTCAGTTGCTGTTGGGTTGATAAAATCAACTATAGATATTGCTGATGGTGGCATTTCTGTCATTCTCAGTAAATTATATCCAGTTGGTAAAACGACAGCAGTGGGTGCCAAGAAAGTAGTCTGTAATTCTACATTCAAGAACGGATCAGTCGGAAACTCTGTTGTTACGAGTGACCTAGGTCCAAGATGTCTAGCATTAACGTCAACACTAGAAATCAATATAGTCGAATATAGGGTAACAGTGCCTTGATTAGTCACATACTTAATTTGATCAAGTACGTAAAAGCTCTCATAGGCTGGTGATACTTCTCCTGGAGGTACAACTGAATATACCTCAAATGGTGTGGATGTGTGTGTTGCAGATATTATTTTCAACGAAGTCAAGTAAGTTTGATTAAGGTTTGCATAAACCTTACATTGATTAAATTGACTTGATGGCATAAACGTTGATGACACACCGGTAAAATACTGAGATATTGGTAGACTCAGCAAAAACGATGTCATATACTTATCTGGCAAAGTTCCAAATGCATAAATCTCTTGGATACCATTATTAAAATCGGAAGGCAAGAAAGAGATATACTCAGGAATAATTGTTACCCAGGAAGTACGTGGTTGTTCATTGCTCGCGTAACTATTAGAAATACCCTGTCCACTAGCATAACGCTGTGAACGCGTATTACCTTGAGTGCGATAATTAGTCAATTCCCAATTAGGGTAATATCCTTCATCATCATAGGACTCACTACCAGCAATCAATCCATCAGTGTAAATCCAGATTCTTTGATTCATTACATTTAAGAATGTATCATTAAACCTAAATGAAGCACCGTTGAAAGCTGGTGAATTATATGCCAATGCATTGCTAGCTACTTCTGGTGGGATAGTGGGATTCGCAAGCATGAAGGGATTTGGTTCAATTCCGTTCGCTAGTTTAGAAGCAATACGTAATCTAGCCATAGCTCCTTCCTTAAGTGGATTCTGAAGTGTAATCAAGGTGAAAATGACAAGATGAGGTCTGTCCAAGAGTTCAGTTGGTGTTTCATCTGTTAGACGATAAAAGAACTCTCTTCTAGCATCATGGAGTGTGTGTACCACATTCCATGGTAATGTCAATCCCTTAGCACTGTAAGAATATTTCTGCATTTCTGAAATAGAAACGGTAGAAGTTGTAATGGCACGTGGGTACCATGCTATTCCTATAGCACCAGAGAACAATGGGTTACCTACTAATGTAAATCTATACTGGATTGCTCCAGAATATCTTTCATGTAAG